CAGGAGTCCTAGCTTTGCCCTTACTTTGTTTCACCTGTTATCTCCAGAGCCTTGGATTGTTCCTCGTTCCATTCGGCTATTTAGCTTTTGTATGTTGAGTTCTGCTATTTGTGATAAATCAAAATCAATATCATTAGCCACCATTGCGACATACCAGAGTACATCACCAAGTTCCTTGGCTAAGTCCATAGTATCTAGGTGACCATCACGCATATACTTCTTAACTTTGTTTGCTACCTCACCTGCTTCCCCAGATAACCCTAGGGCAGGGTAAGTTAGTTTGTCTTTGTAGATGGCTGTCTTACTAGCCTTCTCTTGGTACTCATCAAGAGTAAATGTGTTAGTCATGTACTTACCTTTTCTTCTTAGGAAAACCTTTTTTCATATTAGAGTACGCTTTAGCACTCACTGTACTCTTAGACTTAGGTCTAGAAGTACCTGCCTTCTTACGGGCATTCATGTTAGCGTATAGTCCTCTTTTAGCCATATCTTATCTCCATTATAATTAACATTAACAATTAACACTTTAGTAAATACCCTAGAAACTAGAGTATACTATAGGGGTAACTAAAGCCCCCCTATCTAGTAGGGAAGGTATTAGATTATATGTTAGTTTTTCTACTGAATTTAACTTCGTTACAAGTTGCTCCCCAATCCAGGATAAGCCCTTTTTGGACTTTATCTTGCATGATAACTTGAATCATCGCAGGGTTAGGACAGTTAGCCAATACTTCAGTCTTGGTATCCAGTTGTCCATTGGGTAGCATTACGAATATTAGAAATATTACTTTACTCATTGTTGTGTGCCTTTCATATCCAAGAATTGTTCTGTGGCTTTCTGCCCACTGTATTCTCCATGAATGATTCTAGTTCTTGGTCTAGAGCTGCATTCTGACTTTCTAAAGCTGACAGTACCATATCCCTGTCCATTCTTTCAACCCAATAGTTTACTGCTATAGCCAAAGCATCCAATAAGTCATCGTGACGCAGTGAGCCTCTGTCTTTTGTAAGACGGGTCATCTGTCTAAATAACTGATGGTCTGGGTCTAACTTAAAGTCTTGGTGAATCATTTCTAAATTCACAACCAACTTATGCTGATTCATTACGGGTTCTAAGGTATCTATTATCCTTAGTTCTTTTTGCTTATTATGCCTAACTTCCTCAATGCTACACGGATGTATCTTTGCCATAATTGGTTTAAGCAATTGGGTAGCCATACCATCACCAAAGTTTGACTCAATGACCACATAATTAACATCTTGTTCTTTAGCCACGTTAGCCAACTTCGTAAGCGTTGCTTCACTGTATCCACCATCTAATGCTCCTACACTTGTTACATATAATATACCGTTCAGCATCTTAACGACTGCATATGCTGTCTTGTCTTCACCCCTACCTGCGGGGTCAATTGACATTACTGAACCTTCAAACTCCTCGAATTGCTCTGCCATATATAATGGAGCAACCCAGTAGTCACCTTTCAGACCTACGTTAGGTATCTCTGAATCTATTTCTTTTATCTGGTCAGCCCCAGAAGCCCATTGTATCTTTGTTGGTGCTTCATTCCATGTTGAGCTGCCCGACACAACAATAAGGTCATTAAGCTTTAATGGATAGCGGTTGAGGTCAGAAAGAGAAGTATCAAGCATAAACTGAAGATTAAATCCTGTTCTGCCATAACTTGCTTCCCTCTCTAATAAATCGATATCATCAAACCTTTTAGGGTCTGTTGGTTTACCTACTAATGTTTTGTCTTTCTTTAACGCCTCACCAAGAACTGGTGCGAACTTGTGTCCGTAGCTGATGCGTTGAATTTCTTGTGGATACCTAGCTGTCCAGATTCTAGTCTTGAATCCACGTTCCTCAAGGTCATTATAAAGTGACATCTCTGACTGTGGTGTTCCTAGGAATACAATACGCCCTACTTCTGGCTTAATGATAGCGTCAAATTCTTTTACAGTCTCACTCAACCTGTCACGCATTAACTGCGTTTGGGAGTTATTGGCTGACTCAACGTCATCTGCAATGATAAGGTCTGCACGACTACCTGTTAGCTGCGAGGTGATACCTAACGACTTAACAGACGGAGCGTGTGACGCTCTGGCAGGGGCTACGTCAAAAGATACCTTAGAGTGTCTTTGGTCTGGTGTAGCCTTTAGATGCTCCAGTATGGGCATCTCTGCAATCAATCTTTGAGTAAAGGTACTGAAGTCATCACTACGAGATTTAGAGGCCGATACGACTAATATGTTTCGTTGAGGGTTCAACAATAGTTGATGACAAACAAAAGCTGAAGTAATCCAGGATTTACCTACGCCACGGAAGGCTTCGATAAGTATACGCTTGTCATTACTCTGTAGAAAATCTGCTATATCGTACTGTATCGGAGTTGGTGGGGGAAGTGTTAAGTGTTGCCAAGCAAGATATAGAAAATTCTTAAAGTTTTTTACTTGAGCAACTTGAGGTTCACTCTTCATCGAATGGTAGACTCTCTGTTAATACGTTCTTAGGTTCATCTTTTATTTCTACGCCATAGGCTCTAGTAATATCTAGACAAACTTTTAGTTCACTTGCAGTCAACTCATCACCCGACTTTAGTAACTGGTATGCTTTGTTTACCATCATCTGAGGCAACGCATCCTGTTGGGCTTCAAAAGAGTTAGCACCACAAGTACAAACTTTTTTAGACTCAAGCTGTACAATCTTAGGGTCTGAAGGCCAATCAATGTTAGTCATGTTTATTCCTTTTCTAATTGTTCAATACGATATTTTAACAGTCTTATTTGTGTTTTAAGTTCTGCTACGTCCACAACAGTTTCCTGTACAGACTTAGATGGCTCAAACTCATCTATCCATATGTCGTTTTCAGTAATCTCTTCCCAATGCATTTTTTGTTCATGCTCTAAGAAAGCTAACCTTTCCGTGATTCCAAAATACCCCCAGACAGATACGCCTGTAAACGCAATCAATGCGATAAGGTTTTTAAGAGGTATCGTAAACTCGCTGCCTTCGTTTAACTTTGCAGCCATCACTTCTTACCAAACATCTTGCTTGCACCTTTGATACCAAAACTCGCTGATACAATAACGCCTAGCGTATATTTGTACCAATCTGGTGTCATAGATAACGCTTGAAACCCTCGCTCAACGTATTCTACTGTCCACGGCAGAAAACAAAGTAGCAGTGGAATTGAAAATAAAATTGTTAAATATTCATCTTTCCAGGATTCTTTAGAACCCTTGATAGCCTCAACATCCCATGCGATTTCACCAGTGATTTGCTTTTCCATCAATGATGTTTCAGCTTCAATCTTAACTAGCTTCTGTTTTGCTTTGGCTTTCTTAGTGTCTATGTAGCCAGTAACCGCACTACTAGCGACTCCTAGTACGCCTTGTAGCAATACGTTTAACATAGTTACTCCTTAGTTTGATATTAGTCTGTCCATGTGGGCATAGATTCTGCCGATTTGTTTATCAATAGACATGATTTCTTCGGTTAACATTCCTAGATGTACTTGTAGTTCAACGATTGTCATCAGTACATAGGACGATAATCCTAGTAAGATTGTTCCTAAAAAAGGTAACAACCATTGTGTTTTTGTCTTCATATATATTCGACTATTGTTGATATTGAGGGGTTATGACGAGTGTCAGCGTTAGGGAAGTACGTCTTAGTTGTAGTTTCTTTGCGTATTCTACGCCCACCGTCTGGGTCTATTTCTTCGTAAATCTTTTCTTCAACTTCTTTTAGTAAGTTCTTCATTACAATGTACCTTTCAAAAACATTACCCAATAATATAAAATCGCAACTGCAATTACTGTAGTAGTTATAGAACCAACAATCATAACTATACGTTCTTTGCGGTCTGCTTCTTCTTGTAGTGCTTTCTTTATTAGTACACGTTCATTGGCAATCTCTGCCTGTAGTCTTTCCCATTGTCCGGGTTTTCCAAAATATAAAAATGCCTTACGCAACTCTGCCCGCATATCATCAAGCTTTTCTTTTTTAAAATGCTTTTCGATAGCTGAGTCTTCGGCTAGTGAGAACTTTGCTTTTTTCTTACGGGCTTCGCCCCATTGTAGTTCAGCCTCTCCTTTGGCGTAGCGTGACACAGCACCCGATAACGAGGACAAATCCTTGCCCATTTGGATGCCTTTCATAATAGCCGAATGCCCCGCAGATAATGCGGCAAAAGCGGAAATGGGGTCTATCATTTATTTATACGCTACCTCTCTTTTCTAGATTTCAATCATTGTCTTAAC